CACATTGATAAATGGCCCACGGTGATATCTTGCCTTGATTAATCATTTCAACTGCTCTATTGATATTGACATAATAAAAATAATGTTGCCATTCTGCAGATTCATTGTTCGCCCATTCTTGCATTGACTTAATTGTGCGTTCAAGTGCTGGCTCCACTGGCTCAGTCAACAGTTTACTTTTCAGATACATGTCATACGTTGCTTCTTTGGCCCATTCATCAATACCAACGTTTTGTGTTATGAGCCAATCAATAAATGTATCTGCTTCGACTATAGTTCTTGAAATTACATGTCTGCCAAATTTACAAAAAGCAATGTAATAAGGAGATTTTGAAAAATGATCATATGTTTTATCTTTTGTTGAGCCTTGTGCCAATTGGAAAAATCTATTGTATGCAAGATATCCTACCTGAACACCTTTCTCATCACGTTGCAAGTATCTACGTTTTTGTTCACACACATGAACCATAAGTGTACGTTCACGTGTAAATTCTTTACCACAATGTTCGCACTCATACATGTTATTTGAGTTTAATTTGTTTGTCGTCGTTGCCAAAGTCACGAGCAAGTTCCTTCAGTTCTTTTTTGTCATTTATTTCTGCAAGTAGTTCAATATCTGCCTGTTTCATGTTTTCATACAGTGTTGCTAACATTTTTTGTTTGTCATTGTTGCCTGTTTTCTTTTTTGAACCAAGCCACGGATGAAACTGTTGTTGTTCAACTCCACACATAGCAGTTAACATCCAAGCTAACTTTTTGTATTTAGACACTGTCCATAAATGTTTGTTGACGCATTCATTTATCATTTCAACATAGTGTTCTTGCATCCATTGTTCACCTTTTACTGATGCCATATACTTCATCAACATGAAAGGAGAATACAATTTTTGATCTTCTTCTGACATTGTGTCATAGTAATTTTTATTACGCATGTCTGCGTTTCTTAATGTGCTTTTAAGATCTAAAAATTTACCTGCCACGTTTTCTAACCTTGCCTGTTCCTGGTTCTCTTTGATGATATTCGTCGGCAGTCATACCAGTTCTTAATTTTTCTATTTTGCCACCTTTTTTAAGATACTTTTTTACTGCATCTGCCAACATCTGTTTGTCTTTCGTTTTGGAATAGTTGTCTTCGTTGCTTACCATATTTTTCCATAATCTATAATCTCACATTGTTTTGATATTTCTTTAATGAAATAAATGCAATTTGGAGATTCTGAGTTGGTCAACGGAGTGCATAGCAGTTGACCTGGTTTTGTTTTGGGGAAGTACCATTTAACTTCTGAATACACATTTACAATATCAATTCGGGGCCAATCCGCAGAAAAACTACTTAATGGATTGAATTGAAATGCTTTGAAGTCTCTTGAATTCAAACTGGTTATTGGTAGAACTTCTACATCACCTGCTTGTTCATCTCCCACTGCCACAGACCAATCTAATGGCATGTGAATTTTATTTTCACCAACTTGTAATACTGCGGTTGGTGATGAAAAGGATTCTAAAAATACTAAAGGCACAAAATAAAAATCTGGATTGGTTACGTCACTGTTATCTAAAACAGAAAAACGCATATCATCATCTATTTCTTCTTGTAAACTATTAATTGCAACGCCTTGATTTTCTACTGTTAATATTTGCATTAGTTTTCTTTCTTTGTAATAGTATAAGGGTAATTGGCTTCTTTGTAAAACTTTTTTCTGGCAGTAAGATGTCTTTTGGCAAATTTGGCAGTGGATGTAATATCCCATATCTTCACATGATCTTTGTCTTGTGCTTTTCTAATACCTCTTCCAATTGACTGTATCACTCTTACAAACGACTTGCCTGGTTCAATCAACACCAAGTTAAATATTCTTGGTATGTTGATACCTACAGCCGCTACTCCATATGTTGCTATAATTATTTTATTTGATGCAGTTTTGATTTCGTCATATTCTTCTTTTCTGTCTTGTACCTTAGTTTTGCCACTTACAAACACTGCACCTGTTATCAACTCTTCAAGCAGTTCTCCTGTTTTTACATAGTTTACTAATATTAATGTGTTGCCTGATTGTGCAATGTCTTTTATTTCATTAGCTACAAATCCCATTCTTGTTTTTGTTGTGGTCAAATATTTTTGTTCTTCTTGATATGTTTTATAGGCCACAAAGTCTTCTGTCTGTATGATGTTAACATGGCAATTTGCAAGTATGCCTGCATCTTGTAATTCACTTGCTGATATCCTGTGTGCTACCTGTCCTATGCTTACACTCAAAGACTTTTGATTGTAATCTTCTTTTGGCACTGTGCCAGTCAATCCCCAACGTATGGTGCAGTGGGCAAATGGCCCAGTCAGTAATTGCTTTAACACATCTGCTTTGGCCATGTGTACCTCATCAACAATCACACATGCAACATCCTCAGCAAATTCTGTCATGGTGGTTGTTGCAAGTCCATCTTTGGATGCCTTCATAAGATTGTTCAATGACTGCCATGTGCAGATTGTGTGTGTTCTGTTCAGTTGTTTTCGATCGCCATAGTAAACACCAACATCAACTCCTATGTTCTTGTAGTCTTCTTCTGTCTGTGTAACCAAAGACTTGTTTGGCACAATAATAACTGTGCGTCCATATGGTTCACACAATTTTGAAAGTGTTGCAGTGATAATTGTTTTACCTGCACCTGTGGCAATCTCTTGTATGCTTTGTGGTGCATGTAAAAATTTGTTGATTACTTCAACTTGATAATCTCTCAACACAATTGGCTGTCCTTGTGCGGGATGTCCTATTGGCCATTTTGTTTCTGTCAAATAGTTTGCGTCAATTTCATCAAATTGTAACTCCAATGCAGGACGGTCATCAGTTAAGTTGATTTCATATCCCTCAGATTCAATAATTGGCAATATTTCGTCTAACATGTTCACGTATGTTTGTCCGCCCATAGAAAAGAATGAAACGCACCCGTCCCAACGTCCAAGTCTCACTGCAGGCATAAATCTTGCACCTGGTATTTCATATTTGAACTTGTTCACTAACTTACGTCTTGTGGTCAGTTCAAGGCGATTAATCTTTACATTAACCTCATCTTTGATAATCACATCACACGACGCCATGCCCTAATTATAGCACCTTATGTAAAAAAAGTCTAATGGAGTGTACCGGATTCTTTGGAATCTTCTAATATTTGCCTAAAGTTATCTAATAGGCCTTCTTCAACTTGTAGGCCAACCTCTCTCAATAGAGCGGCAGTGCCTTCGTTACCAAGATCACCATGATATATTATCATAGCGGCCTTCATTATTGCACCCGCCATTACCATCCTATTTTCTGCATTACCTTCTCTCAATATGATTGGTTCTACTGCATCTAAAATTATATCTTCTAATCTTTGTAATTCTTTGTCTTCCGGCAAAGTTTCTTTGGTTCTGTCTTTGATTCGTTTTAATAGTTCTGATCTAGTTTTCTTTTTCATGTTATGCCTGGTTTGTACAAACCAATAATGATCTTTTAGTTTGTATATTGTTACTTATAAAATCATCTGCACAATGCATTTGATCATTGTCCCAGTAAAATGCACAGCCTGGCACCCATCTATGCACAGCATCTATTGATAGCTGTTCAAGGTGATCATATGGCACATGGCTGAAATATTTTTGGTGTTCTTCTTTTGTAATTTGGTAACCTTCAACTAGATTATAAACATTCTTTCCATCTGCTACTCTGGTCCATTCTGATTGATCATTGCCATCACTGCCAGTGCCTGAATTGGTATGTCCTTCTAAGTAATCTCGTTGGTTGAATGCAATAGTATATGTTTCTGGCCATTCATTTACATCTACTGGACCGCTGGTTGGCTCAACATCTAATGGAATAAGAATCATTTTGTATGGCAACTTGTCTTGATGCCATCTTATATCTGGATGTATTTTCCATGGGGTAATTGCTTCTTGCCATGCAAAAAAGTCTAATTGATGAGGACCTATCCATGCTGTAAGTTTGTCATGAAGTATGTTTTTAATCATTGGACCAATACCTTCGTCATAGTTTTGTCCTTTGTATTTGCTTACTGATCCATGCTCTGGCCAGTCTTTAATTGTTAGACAAAGTTTTCTTAATGTTTTGAATTCTTCTAATGAAATAAAATTAAGTTTGTATTCGCTTGGCGAATCTTTTGATTTAATTTGTTCTACTTGTTCTGGAGTATATCTATTGTGCAAAAAATAATGATCATTCTTCATCTGTAGGTTCTTCTAACTTTCCTGGATCTTCCATTGGCATTCCTGAATTATCAAACCATCTACCATCTTTTGTTACATGCAAAGTTTGCCAAAATAATGTACCATCGCCTCTGTGACATTTTCTTTTTTTAGTATGTATGGCTCCTTGATATTCACTGCCATCCTTTTGCACTAACCTGACTCCTGTGTGCGTGCCATACATGCGATCGATGTATTGTCCACCAA